TGCCACTTCTGCCACTACATTCGAGAGCAGCCCTTCTTCTATGAGCACTTCGTTAATGCATTCTTTTACTAATGGCTTGATTAACTTTTTAAGATCGTTCTTTTTCACTTTGTTTCCTTGATATTTTTAGGTGATTGCAAGTTCGGGTGCGATTTTTTGCATGCGGAGCGCTATGTGCTTGCCAATATTTTCTGCTGTTGTAGGTCCAAGCCTTTTTGATAACTGTTCAATAAACTGTGTTATACGCATCTCGCCGGGTGGATAATTTCCACAACCGCGTTTGCCGGCATTGCCGGCTTTTTGCTTGGTATTTGCCTCTCTGTTGGCATCTTTTTGTGCTTTTTTGCCGCGGCCCTTTTTGGTTTGATATTCAGCTATCGCTGCTTGTTCGGAGGGTGGTTCAGCAGCTGTATATCCATTACATTCGAGGCAGTTCAATACCCATGCGTTTATCGCCTGAAATGCGGACTTTGCATATGCTCTTTCATCTTTGGCGAGTTTGCTTTTGGCGCCGTTTTCTTCGGGCACCTCGTCGGCGCCGTCTTGGAAAATGCGAGTGATGAAATTTTCACCCACTTTAATATCTTCCATTGTTTGGGCAAGAAGCTTCTTCTGATCGGCAGATAGGTATTTCGGGGTGCCGGGATCAAAGCTAGGATCAACGGCTCCCCTGGTGATGGAACTGTTTGTGGGTGTTGCTGCAGCACCGGCAGTGCCGGTGCCAAACTTTGTGTTCATTGTTCGCATCTTCTGAGGCTTACCATGGAGCCAATCTGATACCTTCAGTGCTTTAATATTACGAGCGGCGGCGGCTTTTGTACCGGTCACATTACGAATACCTGTTTTAGCGGCGCCTGTTGCTGCGGCTGCTTTTGTCCTTGCGGCGTTGGCTTTTGCCTTTACTGTATCTAGCACACCCTCGTCGAGTTGTTTATCTTCTGTCAAGAATTGGCGCCATTTATCAGCGATTTCCTTGTCATCTTCATAGCTCGACCAGTCGCTCATTTGTCCAGAACCTCGCTCAGCAGGTGATTAATCTTATCAGTCTTGTTGAGCATATTCTGTGTGGCGTGTTCCTTTACCTCTTTCATCATAAATGCGCCTGGAGTAGAGGGTTCGGACACAAAGTCGAAGCAGATCAACTGGAAGTCATCTTCTACAATTGTTTTGCCCATTGACTCTGAAACTGATCCCATTCCTCTCGATGAAATACCGAGTTGGCAACCAGAGTTCACGAGCCCCTTGAGGATGTCTCCGGAAGGTGTATCGAGGACAAGCACTTTGCCCATAACTACGGGTCCTTCCATCCAGATGTCGATGACCATGTGGGATGCATTCTTGAGGTTGATAACAGAGTCGTCTGGGTGATCTAACTCGCCTAGCGCTCTTTTGGCTTTTACCAACTCTTTGTATGTTTTAATCTGCGGAGTAATAACATCTAGCGGATAAGTGCGGCCGTTACCGTTTACACAGTCAGCCTCTTGAAGCTTGCCGGATAAAATCATGCCGCCTTCTGCGACAAAACGTCTCTCGTCTTCGGTTAGAAGGTCTTGGCAAACACCCCCTTCACAAAGAGGATAGAATTCTCTTAGTAGTACTTTCGCCATAGCTAACTACCTTTACAACATCGTCGTACGGGTTGAAGTTTCCATTTTCTAGTCCATGTATTAAACATCTTGTGCCTCCTGATCGGTATTGTCCGTTGCTTGTGTTTCGGGTGCAATGTCTCTGAGTTGTTTTGCTACCATTTTCTCTATCTGTTTGAGTATGCGTTGTAAATATGCCCTATGCTGATTTAAGTCAACGCCGGGGACTGCCGCGAGGTTTGAGAAGTATGCTTCGATTTGTTCTACCACTCCTTTCTCTAAACTTGTAAACTCTTGATCGGCATCGGAAATGCGGTCCAGTGCGCCTTTCTTGCGTGCGGCAGTAGAAGTAGCTTGGGAAGTTAGCTCAGCTTCTTTCCCTGCTTGGGCCGAGGTTAACTCTTGAAGTATTATCTTTTTAAGTTGTGCCTTAGTGATCTTCATTACCTATATCCTTTTTTGTATATTTAATACCATCGTCGCCTATAATCATATTAAGAGTATATGACGTTCCCGACGATAACCACCCTAAAAGAAAGAAATTTATAGGTGTAACATCAAAACTAAATAGTTCTGTGTAGGGAGAAAGAAGCATTAAAATCCAACCAACGTGAAAGCCCATGCACATGGGGCAGCTAAAGAGCTTTCCTAGATGTCCTGTGCGGGGCCTGATTGCACTAAATATATCACCGTATACTATGATCTGTGTGAGCCCGTATGCTATCAATATAAATGTTAGAAGTTCCATTATTGTCCCGGCTCAGTTTTTGTTACATTGTTATCGGTTGTGCCGCTTAAATCTAAAGTTGGCAACCACGTTTGTATGACTTTATCAAAATCGGGGATTGTTTGGTCTGGGTTCTGCTCAATATGTCCGGATATATCATCCATCATTTTTTGCACAAACCGGTCTTCCAAGTTATCGTCAATCAAGTCTTGAAACCCGTCGTCTAAATTAAATAAATCTAAGAAGGGATTTTGATTTGTCTTTGAGTCATCGGCTCTTGAATAAGTCTTAACCATATCTCCGATCACGTCTATAGAATCGGCACCGATTGCAACCAAGCCTCCGATTGGACCGGTCAAGCTTGCGGCTAGCTTTATCAAACTTTTGCCACCTAAATTTAAAAGTTTCTGCTGTCTTTCTTTTGTTTCCTCACCCTTTTTTTCAGCAGCAATTAAGTCGATGGCGTCACTAAGCATTCTCCAAGTAACCCAATTGTTTTGTTCTTCGTTAACAATAAACTTGTTCCAACTCTCCATTATCAATTTCATTTCAGACATATCGACAGTTCCTATATCGTATATAAGTAGCTGAGTGAATAAGTATCTCGAACAAATCCTGGTCGCATCGAACCCTGTTCGACTTCTTGGGGCACTTCTCCTAGTTCTGTTGAGTGTTCTTTGTCTGGGTGAGTTAGCTCGTCATCTGCCATCGATATAATTGCTTCTGTCGATTCAAAATATGGACGTTCTTCGTCAATAAACTCTGATATTTTAATGAGTGCCATCTTCGGAGTGCTCAACTCTGGGGTTGAGGCTGTTTCCATTAGCGCTTCGATAGAGCCGAAAAATGAGCCGGCTTGGATTGAATCCGAAATCACGAGCCCCTTCTTGCGTAGGTGTGCAAACAGTCTATTCTGAGCACCGTAAACCAAATCACTCATAGCGTCTTTGGGAAATGCTGTTATCTTATTGTTATTCGTCGACAACACAATATCTATATCGCCGTGGTCGAAAATCATTAAGTCGCCGCTCATGCTTCGGCGGACATCCATCTCAAGTCTGACAACTGCATCATCAGCCTTGTCGCCTAATCTAACTGTTATCGCCATTTGCCTGAACCTCCCTAGCTAAACTTTGTGTTCTCAACACTGTCAGCAACGTCTTCTCTTCGACAGGGGCTTTAGCAAACTCATTGAGGCAACTTATCACCTCCTTAGTACGGCGTACCATCTCTGGATTGCTTTTCATCTCTTCTGTTGTGAGAGATTCCTGCAGAACACCTTTTAATCTTGCGACTTCTTCGTTGAGGAAAACTTTAAGCTCCAAAGCGTTGTCTGCGAAAGAGGCAATATAATACGACAGGAGAGCTTTTTGTTCTGACAGAAGCTCTTCGTTGTATTTCTCATTAAACTTCTCGACAAACTTTCGGACCACTATGTCATCCACTGAGGCATCTATAGTATCAGTTGGTGGCTGTGTGGTCATCTTCTCCAAAATCTCTTGCTCTAACATAACATGCCTCTTGGGGGAGACCTTAGTTGAAAACATCTGTGCTATCGAGGCTAAGTTTCTGTAGTTTGGTACAAAGTTTGAGAATACTGAGGGTTCTATCTCTTTATTAACATCTGCGATTAAAGCGCTCTGTGCAGCAAAGATACCGTTCGGGTCGATAAGTCGGTTGGCTATCTTGGCTTCTCTGATAATTCTTTCAGAGGTCTCACGATCGAGACCTTGTTCACAATAAAGAGATTGATGACATTCCAAGTCGCGACGTAAAATAGAATCTGCTCCAAAGTGTCTCTTCATGATCCGAATAACTGCAGCGCGGCGCCGATGATCACCTCTCATGGTTGCAACAGTCGCCTCTCGAAGAAGAGCTTCATATACAAAAGCAGTGTTTCTTTTTTTGTTGTGTCTATTTCTCATTCTGTTGCTCCAGCGTTTGCAGTTCATCAATAAGCGAGCCAATAGACTCGTTAACGACAAAGAGCTTTTCCTCTTCAGATAGTTCTCTTGCCTTATAAATAGGTTCCTTTCCTTCAAAAATACCGTTTGTGGTTCCTTCCAATTTTACCAAAGACTGAATATCTTTGATACCGGGAGTTATATTCGTGGTTGTACTCTTGGTTTTGGAGTGTCCCCCTTGAGATAGGAACGAGTTGTTATTTTGGGCTCCGTTGCGTTTATCGACCTTTTTGGGATAGTATTTCTTTCCCTTGTCGCCGGCAGTGCGCTGAGGTGTCCGGTAAGGTTTATCTAAACGTTGCACATCTTTCTTAGATCCTGGGGGAACTGCCAATAATGGAGATTCGTCGGCGGCTGCCTCTGGTTCTCCACCTATGTCTCCAGCATCTCCTGCGGCCATCTCTTCACCACCCAAGTCGAGATCACCACCTAGGTCGCCGCCTAAGTCTCCTCCAAGGTCTCCGCCTAAGTCTCCGCCTAATCCGCCGGCTCCTTCGGCTGCAGCCTGCTCAGCGACCTGCTGGAGGGCTGCGTCATGTTTACGATCATAGTACATCTCGCGCTGGTTTCTTAAGAACTCTTCCTGCGACATACCAAAGATATTTTGGGTTACCCAGCGACGAGAGAAGAAACCTTCTGTAGCTGAAGCTGCAATATCGAACTTCTGCTTCCAGAACTCGATCTCTTGTAGCTCTGCAATCTTTGATGGGTTATTCAATGTTAACTCAAAGCTTAACAAGTCGTCGCCCCTAAATCCAAGCGTGTACAGATGGATTACAGCAACCTTCGTCAGTTCTGCAATGATAACTCTTTGCAGTCTTTGAATAGTTCTTGCGAATCTAATATCCTTTTGTGCTAGAGTCGCTTTATCTTCGTCGGCGCCCTCACCCATTGTAAGATAAGATTGAGGAATCTTAAGCGCTGAGAAAAGCTTGTCTCGTAGATATTTAATATCGTCAATGGCTGTGATATTTTGTGCTCCGGCTAAAGACTGAATGTCTGTTGTTGAGCCCGGGCGAACTGGAATAAAGTAGTCTTCTTCTATGCTCATCGGATTGTAGCGAAGATCAACCTTACCTGTCTTAGGATCAACCACAGAGTGGCGTTTGAGGTTCGTTACAGTCTTTTGCATGAACTGTTCCACATCTTGTGGAGGAATGCCTCCGACATCAATCTTAAAGACGCGTCGTTCTGATGAGCGGATAACACGGTATGCCATCATAGCATCTTCCATAAGTGTTAGCTGGCGCCAGATTCGGCGCGCAGGCTCAAGAATGGAGGTTCCATACGGTGCGTATTTGTCGTTCCCTAAGACACGGAAATGGCAGACCTGCCAGTTCTCAAAGGTCAATCCTGCAGAGTTCCATTGATACTGGATGTAGTTTGGGTTTGTTGAATCCTTTCCTTCTAATCTCTCTACTTCGGAAGTCGGAAGAGCAATAACTGACTGCACTCCAAATTTATCGTCGATGTCGAGGTACAGGAAGAAGTCTCCGTACTTGCACATTGTGCGAGCCCAACCAAATAGGTTATACTTTAAATTTAATATGTCTCCGAACAATGAATCCAGCACTGCAGTGATCTCTTCATTCGGACACTTGATATTAAGCATCGGGCGCAACTCTGAATAAGTTGTCATCTCGTCTGCGTAGATATCCATTGTTGAAGCGATCTCTGGTGCGTATTCCATTTGATCAAAGTCGACATATCGTTCGGCGCGGCGCTGGTTCGCTATTGCATTTGTTGCAACAACGTCTAGCGGACTCCTGACTGTCTTTTTAAACTGCTGGCCGGAAGCAGATTTAAATCGAGAGCTAAACTTATCTAGGTGCTGGCGACGAATGCGTCGACCAGATTGGGAGCGGTAGCTTATGATCGGACCTGAAAACAGTCTTGTCAGCGCCTTAAATAACGCGTTTTGGCTATTCACCGTACTTTTATTGTTGCTAGGGGATGGCATCTATAACCTCACTTAATAATCCATTTATATTGTTCATACAGGCTTCTTGCCTCGTCAGCTTGTTTATCTAATGCGTTGTCTCTGCGATATCCATGTTGGCCCGGGATCCGAGTGTTCATGGTGGTGCGAGTTGTAATAATTGAATCAACGAAAGCCTTTTGATAGTTTAGGTCGCGTGCACAGTTCTGGAGTGCATTATCTCGAACCCAGCACGCAATTGCAAGTGCCATGATTAAATCATCATGATAACCCTTCATTGCCTGCGGCTTGCCATTTTTCCAAATAAAAGTCTTCATCTCGCCCACTAGTCTAGTCGAATACACTTTAATTAGTTTATTTCTTATAAACTCTTCTAATTTCGCGACGATAAGCGGGCGAGTCTTTGAAGTGGTTGAAAAGCCGGCGATGGCTGAGTTCATTGCTTCTGCCTGATGTTGTTCAATATAATCATGCGTTGATTTAATAGAATAATATAAATTAGGATAACCGTATTCTACGAGTTTGTCAAGTACTGTGTATCCAATATTATTATTTTCTACCACCATCATTGCGTTTCCGAACTCTCTTCCAACTTGATTTAGCATGTTAGCAAATAAATCGGGTGTCAACTTGCCTTGATATTCTCCAATGAATTCAAGAGTTTCTAGCTTGAGTATTTGAAATGTCGAATAGTCGGCACCGTCGCCTCTTGATACATCTACTGTCATCAAATAATTGCATGAAGGATCGAACTCTTCCCAAATCCAAAAGTTTCTGTCGAAGCCAGTTCGATATTGCGGTTCCTTTGTCGCGCTCTCTAACCACTCCATGCACTTGGCATCAATAACTGTTTCACCTGACGCATTGAAATTGCATTCTAACTCTTGCGCGATTTGGCGCTTTGACATGTTCTTGGTCTCATTGCGAAACCATACCTCGTCATGATCGGGGTGAACTTGCCATGGTAGGTCTGTAAGTTTGAAGTTATTTGTCCCTGCGATTGAATCAACACAAGTCTTGTGGAACCAGTTTCCGACACCATTAGGGGTCGACAGTGCGATGCACCTACCGCCAGTACTCAAGGTAGGATATAGTCCAGTCCAAAGATCTTCAAGTCCATCAATATGTGCAGCCTCGTCAAGCACGAGCAAAGACAAGGCTTCCGAACGTCCGGCATCACCGGAGGTTGAGGCTGCTTTAATCGAAGAACCATTGGAAAGCTCAAACGAGTTTCGGTTATCTACCTTAATCGACGCCATGCGCAGCCAATCAGGCAAGTTGCGTATAATGTTCTTAACTTTCTTTACAAGGTTTCCTGCGGTGGCAAATTTGGTTGCCATAACCAAAACTGCCTTATCGCGATGGAAGGACATTAACCAAACAATATAGCCGGCTGTGATTGTTGAGATGCCGAGTTGTCGGGCTTTTAGAATAATATTAAAACGATAATCGTTAAAATCAGATAAGAGGTCGTCTTGGAAATCATAGGTATCAAATAAAATAAGTCCATGCATTGGGTGAGAGATACGTGCATATGTCTTGAGAAAATATGACGGATCTTTACCGCACTTAAGTATTTCCTTTACTTGTTGTTTTTTGGTTAAAGTGAAACTCATTCATCTTCTACGATTTCTATCTCTTCTTGGTCGTGGTTGTGATCGCCTGCCATAGCCATGTCGGAGCCTGCTGCTGAAGCCAAGTCGGCAATTGCCTCCATTGCTTTTGCTACAAGTGCCTCGATGCCGTCCTCTTCGAACCCTTCATCACCGCCTTCAAAGCCTTCTGGGGATCCCATGTCTACTACTTCCATATCAGCACCGCATTCCTCAATGTTCGACTGCGTTGCCGTGTTTACTTCTTCCAAGATAATCTCTTTAAGTCTATCAATAGAAATTCTCATTTCTCTACCTCCGAGCCTTTTTTGCGTGAATCATTTTCTGGTCTCTTTCCACCGTTGCCATCCCAGCCGCCAAGTTCAAGGAACGATTGCCAGCTTTTCTCAACAGATGCTTCTGA